CTGGATGGCGATTTCAAAAGGTGTAAGTTTGGAACAATTTTAGATTTGATTCCTTATTCGGATCGCGTGGAAAAGTTGAGTGCGTTTTGCTCTACATGTCGTGATGGTACTTTGGCGGTTTTTTCGCACAGAGTTAGTAGCGAGAAACAACAGGTGGTGATTGGCAGCGACAATTATGCGCCATTATGTAGGAAATGTTATTTGTCCAACGCAATAGAGATGTAAAACGCAAACAATATAGAATTTATCATTCTATATTATTAAAGAATGGCAAAGAAAATTATAATTGGTGATTATGAATATGATGTAACAAATTTTAAACATCCTGGAGGAAGCGTTATTAATTATTTGTGTGAAGGTCAGGATGCGACAAAAGCATTTGAGGAATTCCATTATCGTTCCAAAAAGGCTCGGCAGATTCTTCTATCATTGCCCAATACAAAATTGGATAAGAATATCTCTGTTGCCACTGATGAATCCGACAAAGAAATGTTGGAGGATTTTGCCAAGTTTCGCAAATCATTGGAGGATCGCGGATATTTTAGGACAAACTATTTACATGTGTCTTACAGAATAATTGAGGTGATTTCAATCTATTTGGCTGCGGTTTACATGATAAAATATAATATTTTTGTGTCCATATTACTTTTTGGATTATCTGGCGCTAGATCTGGATGGATACAGCACGAAGGAGGACACAATTCTCTAACGGGCAACATTAAAATTGATAAAAAAATACAGGACATTTTCATTGGGTTTTTCTTATTATGTGATTCCAGTGTTTGGAATGGCATGCATAATAAACATCACGCGACGCCGCAAAAAATTGGTTATGATATTGATTTGAGCACGGAACCGCTAGTGGCATTTTACGATAATTCACTTGAAACTAAACATAAATCATATTTGTCAAAGTTGTGGATGAAATATCAAGCATATACTTTTTTGCCAATCACATCGGGTATTTTTGTGATGCAATTTTGGACATTTTATTTACATCCAAGAAAAGTACTGGCTGATAAAAATTTTGTACAAGCTTTTTATATTTTGGCGGGGCACGCGACTCGGATTTTGCTTTATATGAATATCGCAAATTTATCGTTTTCATATGCTGTATTTTGTCATTTTGCTTGTATGTGGATGAGCGGAATGTATTTGTTTGGGCACTTTTCATTATCTCATACATTTACACCAACTGTTGACAAAAATGATAATCCGAATTGGGTGAGATATGCGATTGAACATACGGTGGACATTAGTCCAAATAGTTATATTGTTAGTTGGATCATGGGATATTTGAATTTCCAGGTAATACATCATTTGTTTCCGTCCATGCCGCAATTCTATGGAAGAGAAGTAAGCAAGGAATTAATTCCATTTTGTAAGAAATGGGATATCAAATATAATATAGTTGATTACAAAGACGCTTGGTATGAAATGTTTAATAATCTTAATACTGTTGGGGAGACAATGTATATTGCCAATTAATTTAGAAAGATTTTATTATTGTGAGTATAATAATAAAATGGAGAGTTATCAAGAAAAGTTGGATTTCATGTTGAAACGAATTCCGGACACAATGTATATTTTTGAAGTTACCAAATTGTGTGGATACGGCGAATTCGCGATAGTTTATAAGAATGCGTCATTGATGGATTTTCATAGATCTGTTTCTAATTGTTTTGGGACTTCCACAATTAATAATCTGTTCTTCATGAATCCAGAGACTAAAGTTAGATATGAAATACCTAAATCGGATTTTTTCACGGTGCGTGATTTAATAACCAAATTCCAGAATGATCCGGAGTTGAAGAAATCAATCAAACCTTTGTATGATTTGCCGGCTAATATTGTTTATAGGATTTATTACGACGATGGGCATACGCATGTGCACGGGAATGGTTGCGCTTAGATTTGTTACCTCCTTTTTTAGTTCCTCTAGGTGGAGACTTTTTTGATGATCCTGGAGGAGATTTTCTTGAAGATGATCCTGGAGATGTAGGTGGAGACTTTCTTGACGACGATGAAGAAGCAGATGCTTTACTAGAACTTGAGGGATTCATGATTGTGTTGAATCGTCTTAGCGCGCATGCGCTTATGGCATTATAACTTTCTATGTCAGCCATAATGGCACTCAAAGGTTTGAAAGAAACTTCAAACAACTCACCATATCTTCTCGCGTGACGGTCTTCAACAACTTTTTCAAAATTTCTGCGTTGTCTGGCGCCAATATCACATGTGAACATTTGACAATTCAAACAATTTCCGCCTGGTAATTCGCGTAAGTCAGACCCTGGAATATCCATTCCTAATTCTTCTCTCAATTCTCTTATTGCTGCTCGCAATGGCGTTTCACTTCCTTCACATCCACCTTTGAATACACCTTTTCTACAATCGTCAAGCAAATATCTGTAATGAACTCGGAATCTTCCGGATGATATTTCTTCAGGGGTGTCGTATCTTATTTCTTTATTTTTTCCAATTTTTAACATTTTTTCTAAATCCAACGCACGTTGTGTGAATTTGTCTTTTGCAACAGATTCTGTAATTCCACCTCCAGAAATTTCTTCTTTGTAACTTATCAATTGAGCAAATGTCCAACCTTTTGGTATCTCTGCCCCAGCCGGTGCCTCCGTCAAATCACTTACATAGTTGCTTTCTTCTCCGGTTAGAACCATAATGGTTCCGTCATCGTGTACAAAATATATTATGCATCCGCCTTTTCTTGCCATAATTTATATATTAAATAAATATATAAATCACCATATGGAAAATGCCAAATCCCAGTCAAGCGAGTCTTTTGTTGCCATTGACATAACTACTCCCCCTAAAAGTGTTGATATTGAAGCGGCGGTTACTTCAATTGCCGTAGAAGAACCTACCGGATTCATGGCAACTTTACAGGACCAAGATTTTCAACAAAGATCGGGTGTCACCGTCACGGTTTTGCTAGAATTGTATCGTGTCTTAATCGCGTCTTTCTTAATATTATTTGTCCCCCAAAAATGTATTGAATCTGATGATTCCACAAAGTATCATATCTGCTCTATTTCGGAGAACGCACAGCTGGGGGAAGATCATTTATACAATGCCGGATTTTCGTTTAATTGTATCACTTTAGCGGCTTTCTTGGCCATGTATTTTGCCGAGACCAAGCGCGAAGGAAAACTCATTGCCTACTTGGATGTGAATCCCAAATGCAAAACTGACAATGATTCTGTTGGAGAAGTTCTTGCGCGTCTCCCAATAGAGAGAAGCAAAACAATCCTATTTTATGATAGTCTTTATCAAAAAACCGGTTATTTTGCTTTGACTTGTTTTGTTGTTAATACGGTTTTGTCCGGCGTTGTTGTTTATAAATACTATTTGGATGACAAAACCACTTCTACATTCATCACGTCGGTTCTTTTCATGATTACCAAGATGGGTGATGTCTATTCCACTGTTAAAACCGATAAGAATATTTTCTACAGTGCTTATTTGAAGGGCAAGGTTCAATACAATGATTTGGATGCCAATAAAAAATAAAAAATTGATCTTATTACAATGTTTTGTCATGGAAAACATTATAACCATGAACCCCTTAATTGACTCTATTGATCTCTTTTATAAAACTGGCGAGAAGTCTAACAATGACGCTGAAAACAAGATTCGCGAGGATATTCTTGTGTTTTTGGCAAATCCGTTGCCGCCTGAATATGCCGAGCATGTGAAGTGGCAAGAATTATATGTGCGATTTCATGAATGTCTTCGCACTAATTTTTGTGAGAATTATTCTCGTGTTTTAATTCGGAAAATGGCTGGGCGCGCACATAATTATGATTTTGTGGCGATTTTCTACGATGCCGATGGAGGCGAAATCCAACAGGAAAAACTGGAATTTAAACACAATTCAAAGACTCTTACAAAAATACCGCAGATATTATCATTACAAGACCGGTTTGGACTTATTTCCGTCATGTCTTATGCTCAATATTATTATGAAAACTATTTGGATGAATATTTGGCCACAATTGAATGTAACCTAATAAAACCAACTTTGGCGGAATATATGACATTGGTTTCTGGGACTGATCATACAAAATTCGCGATGTTTGGATTTATGCGCGAAGCCGAATTAACACCGAGTAAAAAACGGTGTTTTGAAATTGTAAAAGAGTCCATTCGCAAATACTTGGAATTGTATTCGGCGCAATTAAATATAGCTGCGTTTTCGGCAAAACTTAAAGAATCACAACTTGGTAAAAAATTCTTATTATGGGATTTAAAAAAATTCAATGTAGAAATGTTATCGGAAACGGATTTGAATGTCACTGCTATAGATAGAATAAAAAACAAGAATACTATTGTGGTTTTATCAGCAACATATGAATATCACATGTTGTTGAGATGGCGCAATCATATGGGCATACTTAACCCGGCCTGGCAAATATCTTTGGTTAGGCGCCACACAGTTGTGAATGTTTGATACATCTTTATAATTTAAACAGACGAATTTATGAATATGTTCGGATTTGTGCTTAAGTATCTAAGTACTACTTTATCTAAATTTTGTTCAAGAATATGAATAGCATTTGGGTTGCCAGATAACATATTCCAATCCACTTTATCTAAATTTTGTTCAAGAATATGAATAGCATTTGGGTTGCCAGATAACATATTCCAATCCACTTTATTTAAATTTTGTTCAAGAATATGAATAGCATTTGGGTTGCCAGACAACCATCTCCAATCTACTTCATCTAAATTTTTTTCCAATAAATAAATAGCATTTGGATTGTAAGATAACCATTTCCAATCTACTTTGTCTAAATTTTTTTCCAATAAATGAATGGCATTTTCATTCGTAGATAACCATTTCCATTGTATTTTATCTAAATTTTGTTCAAGAAATGAAATAGCATTTTTATTTCCAGATAAATAAAACCAATCTATTTTATCTAAATTTTGTTCAAGAATATGAATAGCATTTGGATTAATAGATAATCCTATCTTATCTACTTTATCTAAATTTTGTTCAATGAGATGAATTGCGTTAGGATTCGCAGATAAACAAATCCAATTTATTTTATCTAAATTTTTCTCAAGAATGAGAATGGCATTTGGATTACTAGATAACCATTCCCATTGTACTCCAGACAAATTTTTTTCAAGAATCGGAATAGCATTTATGTTTTTAGATAACCAATAACTGTTATATCTACTTTCATCTGGGATCCAATCACGAAACATTAATATTTGGATTTTATATTATATATTAAAAAATAATTTTAAGCTAAATTATTTTTTTGTATAAATTTCAACTATTTATAATATGGACCATGCTAAACTCCGCATGGCACAAATCCATTATAAAAGCGACCTCAAATATAAATCGGAAATATCGTCTCCAACTCTGTCTTTGACAGTCCATTATTACCCAAAAATGTAGAGACAAATTTGACAGTTTTTTCATTGGCAAAGCTAGCTAATATTTTCTTGGCTGTTGCCTCGGTTTTACACAATATCATATTCAAGTGGTTTTCAACCAAATAGGGTCGTTTCCCGTCTACATAGGCGTAGCTCAGTTGATAAGCACTATTACCGTTTCCGCGGTTCACCACAATACACGGACCGGTTGATCCATCCATCGTGATGTACTGTTTTTTCTCGTCATTATTGAATTGTAGAATTTCAACCGAATTTGTTTTTGCCACATTGCTATTGTAAATCAATAGAGTTTTTGTCGCATCATCCGTTAAAATGTCCTTGTGTTCATTCCACACTACTGTTCCTGTCTTGACTTGTATTCCTAGCGCTTTTAATGTGGTTGATCCGCGCAGAATTTCTTTAATATCTTCTGCGTTCTCTGTAAATATGTAATTGTCGCCGACTTTCATGGAAAAATTACATTCTGTTGTTGTGCTGTTTAGAACACTTGCTGAATGTAGACGATAAATTAATCCGATAGTTGCTTGTTGGGTTTCTATGAATTTGTTGTCTTTTGTGAAATTTATTATATCCAGAATGGTTCCAACGCTTTTCATATAATTTCGCGTCTTTGAATAATACGCGGCGTTCAAGAAACTGGTCGGAATTATAAATGCCAACACTCCGCCGGGGGCCAACATGGATATTGAATGTAACATGAATGTACAAAATAAATTTGGACGCCCCGTAACATAGTCTTTGTATTTGACAGGCACGTCTTCTTTTCCACAAACGACGTATGGAGGATTTCCCACAATTAGATCGTACTTTGCTGCTTTACTAGTCCATCGCGTGAAATCCGCCTTCACAAAATTAATATTTGCCGGATTAATTGTTTCCACGGTTGCCGCGAAAATGGCATCATTATATTCTATCGCGTCAATTGTGGCATCGGGATAAGCTTCATGCGCAGCCAACGCGATTTCACATGTGCCTGCCGAAGGTTCTAAAATGCGCATTATGTCATGGGGGCATTCGGATTTAATTCTTTCAAATAGTTTTTTAATAATTGTGCGCGGAGTTATAAAAATGCCATTGTCTTTTTTTTCTTTTTTTGATAATTTCTTGGTGATATCAATAGTCAATTTGCTGTATTCTGATTCCATTATGTAAATTGTGATTATTTGCTTCTATATTATTTCGCCGATGGAAATTTGGTTCGGGATCAATTTTTTACATAAGTAATTTATCTCCCAGATGATCCAAATCCTCCTCCCCCGCGAGCAGTTTCCTCTCCCAAATCCTGCTCATTCTCAACCAACTCAACATATATAGGCATCAATGAAGGCGCGCAAATTTGAATAAGACGTTCAAACTCATTCACTAAATAATGATCAGAATTACAATCAAATGCGCCGATGATGTTGCCTCTATATCCAGAATCCACAATTCCTGTGCTATTTGCTAATCTAAGCGGCGTCTTTATGATGCTAGATCGTGGGTGTAAATAATATCCAGTATTGTAGGGGGCTCTATTTTCAGATAGGATAGACGCACTACATTTAATTCGGTGATTGATTTTATTCACGCCATTTTCTCTTGCGC